TACAAGTATGCTCATGGCACCGAGCGTTTCACTACGCTCAACCACCTGCACCCTGCACCGACAGGCTGCCCGTTTGAGTCGGGCTGTACGGTCTTGCGACTATCAAGGTCGCACCTTTTCACTTGCTTCCATTCACATGTTCTTCAACGTTACTCCTCGCACCTCTGCTGCTGTTGCTCAAATGCTCGTCAGCCCTGTGCTCGGCGTTGTTCTCGTTGAGTATGCCAACGGCTATGCTTACGAGTACACCAACGTTAGCCGCCGTGCTATCTGCAACCTGCTCATGAACAAGAGCATGAGCCTTGGGTTCTGGGTCAACCGCAACTGCAAGCAAGCAGCTCGCACTCTGACCATGGACCTGAACTTCTACACCACCGACGGTGTTAACCGTGGTGCTGCTGGCTTCATCGCTGGCTGATGTAGGTTACACTGAGGGGTACGCCCCTCTCTGTAGCTGACATGCTACATGTCCATTCGCTTTACATTCACATATGTCTTACATCACCATGCGTACCATGCATCAGGCTCTCACCGAGCGCTTCGATGACGCTGATGAGATCAAGGACGTAGCCAACTATGGCTGCGCCGCTGGTGTCTCCGGTTTCATCTACTACCACGAGACTGAGAAGTTCTACGATGAGTATGAGGATGAGATCCTTGACTACCTCTCCGATTGCGGTGTAACTATCCGTGATCTTTGCACTAACGATGACACGATTGCCACGCTCAAGAATAGCTTGGTGTGGTGTGTTGTTGAGTGCTGGTGTCAAGCACAAGACATGGCTAACGAGCTTGAGCGTGAAGCTCTCGCTGCCTGAGCTTCGCTTAGGCTCAGCCTGATGATTACACTCAGGGGATACGTCCCCTGTCTGTAGTTCTCACATAACACACATGTCTAACACATTCCGCTTCGTTACATTCAAGGATGCAGTTGTTCACCTGATGGACACCTGCAACCTGAGCAATCAGGAAGCAACACATTTCATCTGGGACAACCAGTTTACTATGGGTACTGACCGTGCCATCTGGTTAACTATCCCTGCTGATCTTGGCTGCTGATAGTTACACTTAGGCATCGCATCTTGCGTTGCTTCTCTGTAGCTTTCAATGCTACATGTTCACTTACAACTAACATGGAATACCAAATCAACTACACCAATGGGCGTGACATCTGCGCCTCCGAGTACATCACTGCCCGCTCACACATGGAAGCATGGAGCAAGGGTGCATCTCGTGCACAAGGACGTGAGCGAGTACATAGTGTGTACCCAATGTCTAACATTTACGTGGAGTTCAAATGATTTCAACTGAACAACTGATTGATGCACTCTACAATGAGTACGTCTTTCTGTGTCATGATGACTTCGATCCTGATGTAGATGCTACACCTGATGAGTATCTTGATGGATTAAAGCAGATGACATACGATGAGTTAGTCGAAGAGACTAGCACTGATGACACGTTCACCCTTTCCGAATTCATGCAAGCTTATGGTTGAAACTAACATCATCCTCGCAGTGATTGGCTGCGTTGGTCTACTCTCTACCCTTGCTGTGTACTCCCGTGCAAACAATGCTAACACCCGCTTTGAACGCCGACTCATGCGACAGCGATACGCTGAGCATGTGGCACATGGGGATGAGTGATGCCATGCGTATGCTTGACCTACCCTGGCAAGCTACAATTAACAAGACGCACCAAGGACATGATACTTGGTTGCGTTACTTTCTCGATTACGTTGAGGTATTGAATGACTAGATCTCGTGAATGGCTGTTACTTAATGCAGTCGAATGTTGGCTACACTATTACAGCTCACCCAACACACCTACGGTTGAGCAGTATAAACAACTGCAAGCGGAGTTCCATGATGCATACATGCTAACATTGAACAAGGACGCACCTGAGCCTACACCTACTGCACCTAAACAACCACGCAAACGTACAAAGAATGATTCACAATCATCCGCCGAAACTGTATGAAGTCACCCTAAGTTCAGGCACTATGCATCTATTAGCGCCCGATTCTGAGGCTGCCGCATGGATGGCTTTAGAATTGTCCCATGAACGTAATGACGAATTAGTAAATGTGAGGCAAGCTGATGAGTGGTAAGAGTTACTTTCCCAACAACTGGCAAGAGTTCAAGGACGCACCCGATGAGTTATTCCAACCTCACACATATGAGGAGGTAATGGATTGGAAAGTAGCAGGTTGGGAGCTTCCTGGTTCTGTTGCTTGCATCATCCGCGTACATGACAACAAGACTGGTAAAGTCAGAGAGCACGTGTACCAACGTGAACACGCTGCCAAAGAAAAGGTACGCAAGCTTATGAAGACTCCGCACATTGAATTCACAGTGTGCAATCATGAGTCTATTCACCACCTGATCATGGGTCCATTCGAAGACGAACTTAACGATGACTGAAACCACCCTTCAACGCCGCACTGAACAGCTGATTGCTGAGATTAAAGTGCACCCACATCGTGATGAGTTGCTGCAACTTATGTATGAGCAGCGTTGCGATGCTATCCTTGACGAGTACACCACTATCCTTGAATAGCCTATGCCCACCCCCGCACAGATACATGAGCAAGTCGAACTTGAGCGCGAACAGATTCGGCAAGGACTCAAGCAACTGCGCGACAACACACAGAAACTAGAGGAGAAAGACTACGCCAGTGCATCCGTGTACGGTGTAGCGTCGATTCAAACACTGATACCTCTTGTTGTTAATCAGATTCACAAAACAACCGATCGTATCTACGAACGAAAGACTGGCAAGGCGTTAGCTGAGATACATAAATACTTATCAGATGTAGAGCCTGAGGTAGCTGCTGCTATCACTAGCAAGGTTACATTTGACAAGGTATTTTCAGTTACTCCATCACAGTCCAAGGTACAAAATGTAGCCGATGCTATCGGTACAGCTGTAGAGAATGAGTGCATGATGCGTCACTATGAACGCACTGTGCCTGGGTTACTACAAACACTCAAGGATAACTATTGGCACAAGTCAATAGGCACACATCAAAAGGTCAAGGTTATTTGTACCTTGATGAACCGCTATGATGTTGAGCATTGGCAGGCATGGGGCAAAGTTAACCGTGTTAAACTTGGCGGTTGGCTGCTTGACTGCGTGTGCTCTGCATCTAACTGGTTCATGCGTGACATACGCAGGGACGGACGCAAGACGTATCAATACATCGTACCTACTCCAGAGTTTCTGGAGATCAAGGACGAAGTAGTTCATACGGCTGAGCTGTTCAGTCCTATGACCTGGCCTATGCTCATCCCGCCTAATGATTGGAGCATCACGACACCTGGCGGTTACCTGCTAAACGAGGTCATGCGCGGTCATGACATGGTACGCAGGTGCAATAACACCCTTATACAGGGAGAAACACCCATCAAGTTTCTGAACAAGATTCAGAAGGTTGCCTACCGTATTAACCCGTTTATCGTAGAGGTAGCGGAGGAGTTAGAACGTAGGCAGATTGAGGTGGGTAAGTTTGTCCCTATCATTGAACTACCCCTACCGCCTAAGCCAGTAGACATAGCAGAGAACAAAGATTCTCGAAAAGACTACAGGCGGAGAGCAGCAGAGGTGATGAACATCAATGCACAAGCATTCCAACGTTCTTGTCGGACAAGGATGACGTTGAATGCAGTGAAGGTATTTAAGAATAGAGATAAGTTCTATATCCCTTGGTCGTTTGATTACAGGGGTCGTGCTTATCCTATCCCTGCTTTCCTTACACCGCAAGATACAGACTTCGGTAAGTCACTGCTAAAGTTTCATGATGAAGCGTTTGTAGATGAATACGCCTGTGATTGGTTAGCTTTCCAGGTCGCTACAACGTACGGTCTAGATAAGGCGACCATGGCTGAGAGATTGGCATGGACGCTAGACAATCATCAACTCATCACAATCATCGCTCAGGATCCGATCGGAAACCTACATGAGTGGGAAGGTGTCGATGAGCCTTGGCAGTTCTTGGCAGCGTGTGAAGAGTATTATCATTGTGTGATAGCATGTGATCGTTCACATACTTCACTCATGGTAGCTACAGATGCTACATGCAGTGGTCTTCAAATACTTGCTGGTCTAGCCAGGGATGCATCAACTGCACGACTTGTTAACGTTCTTCCATCTGATAAACCTCAGGACGCTTACAAGGTCGTTGCAGAAGTTGCTACACCTAACTGTCCCGAGTCCATACAACCTCACATGGACAGGAAGGTGGTCAAAAGGGTCGTCATGACTGTTCCTTACAATGCTAAACCTTACTCTAATCGCGGTTACATCCGTGAAGCGTTAAAGGATAAGGATGTAGAGATTGAGAAAGACGATCTCACTGCTACTGTCAAAGCAGTCAGGGATGCAATGAAGGTTGTTGTTCCTGGTCCTATGAAGGTAATGGAGTGGATCGAAAGTGAGGTAGCAGAAGCTATCAAACGCGGAGCTACTGAGCTAACATGGACAACACCCTCTGGGTTTGTCGTTACTCAACGGCTGATGAAACTTGAACTATGTAACATCGAGTTACAGTTACTTGGCCGTTGTAAGGTTAAGCTGGCTGTTGGTGAATCAGACAAGGTTGACTTGCTCCACCACAAGAACGCAACGGCACCTAACCTGATTCACTCACTTGATGCTTCACTGTTGCATCTATCTGCGTTGCGGTTTGACGCCCCCATCGCACTGATCCATGACTCTGTGTTATGCAGAGCCACGGATATGTCCACATTGTCTACGCTTGTGCGTGAGACATACATGCACCTGTTCGCAGAGCATGATTACTTGAATGACTTCGCATCTCAAATAGGTGCGGAGACTGCACCACCGATTGTAGGCGACCTTGAGCCTGAGTCGGTTATCGAATCCACCTACTTTTTCTGTTAATGGCACGTACCATCCACAAAACCGAACAGCCTGTAATTCTTGAGGGTTATCAAGCTGTACTGAAGCCGGGTAAGTTCGGCTACAAACTGTCTGCTCTTGTTGATCAGGCAACTGTCGATAAGCTCGAAGATGAGCGCACTGAAGTCCTTAAGTGGGCAGAAGGTAAGCTCAAGAATCCTAAGCGTTCTACTCTCAAGCCTGAGCCTTGGGAAGAAGTGAGCGAAGGTAAGTATCAAGTTAAGTTCAGTTGGAACGATGACACTCGTCCCCCTGTTGTTGACAGTGAGGGTACGTTGATCACTAACGAGGATACGCCGTTGTACGGTGGCTCGAAGGTTAACCTGGCATTTCACCAGAAGCCTTACATCCTCAAGGACGGTGTGACCTACGGCACTAGCCTCAAGCTGGTGGGTGTCCAGGTGATCGCCCTTAACACCTCTGCTGGTGTTGACACCGGGGACATGGGCGAAGCCGATGTTGCTGAGTTGTTTGGTAAGACCTCTGGCTTCAAAGCTGGTGACCCGAACATTACTTCCAACGACGAAACCACTACTGACGACGACTTCTGATGATTAGCTTTGATTGCGTTAAGAACGAAGAACTTGGACTCTACGAAGGCACCCTGTGTATCAAGCTGCCTGAGATCACGGTCACCCGTTATAAGGCGGATCGCTCCGACTTCAAGTATGAGATGCGCCGTGCTGTATCTGAAATCGTCGAAGAGATCGTCGAAAAACAACTGAATGATTGATGTTTAGATCAGGTTTGGAGGGCAAGGTCGCTGACCTTCTCTCCAGCTTGAAAGTGAAGTACACTTACGAAGATCGCAAAGTTCCTTACCAACTGCTATGCAACTACATTCCCGACTTCCATTTGATCAATGGTGTCTTTCTCGAAGTGAAAGGACGCCTGACGAGCGAAGACAGGAGGAAAATGATCGCAGTAAAGAAATGCAATCCCGAGTTAGACATACGCTTCGTCTTTCAAGCACCATATAACAAGATCTATAAAGGATCTAAAACCACCTATGCGAAGTGGTGCGAAAAGCACGGCTTCCCCTGGTGCTCATATCAGACTATCCCTATTGACTGGCTCACATGAGCGAGAGTGAATTCGTAAGGCACGAGCCTTGCGCCACCTGTGGCTCATCGGATGCGAACTCACTGTATTCCGATGGTCACAGTTTTTGTTTTTCATGTAACACCTACACCCCTGGAGAAGGGGAGGTTGTTCACAATCATCAAAAAATGACCACCAATGTACAACTACGTGGCTCAGCCGAACGGCTGCAGAAACGACGTATCTCCCAAAAAGTCTGTCAAAAGTACAGAATCCACAAAGATGGAGACGTTCTACGATTCCATTATTTCAGTGAGTCTGGAGTTCTTCAGGGATGTAAAGTAAAGACCAAAGACAAAGTATTCACTTATGAAGGACAAGTCCCAGGCACACTCTTTGGACAACATCTATTTCCAGCCACTGGAAAACGAGTCGTCATTACAGAAGGCGAACTCGATGCGGCTTCGTGTAGTGAAGCTATGCCGACATGGCCGATGGTTTCATTACCTAGCGGTGCCGCTTCGGCAAGGAAGTCGATTCAACGGGCTATCCCCTGGCTCCAGGGTTATGAGGAGATTGTCCTGTTCTTCGACAATGACGAGGCAGGCTGTAAAGCGGCGGAGGATGCAGCAAGCGTCCTTCCACCTGGCAAGACGAAGATCGCACGACTGGAAACATATAAGGATGCTTCAGATGCGCTTCAAGCCGGAGATCAAGAGGCGATTAGACGAGCTATCTGGGATGCCAAAGAGTACAGACCCGACGGCATTGTAGACGGCAAGTCGCTACTAGAACTTGTAACAACCCCAACACCCCCTGCTGATCATGACTACCCATTTCAGGGATTACAAGGAAAGTTGCACGGGATCAGATATGGAGAGCTTGTTACGATTACTGCAGGTTCTGGTATCGGAAAATCCTCATTCTGTCGTGAACTTGCAACTAACCTTCTCAACAAAGGCGAACGGGTTGGATACCTGGCGCTCGAAGAATCAAACCGCCGTACAGCTCTCGGACTAATGTCCGCTGCTGTAGGCAAGTCGTTGCACATCGGTGAGCACGACCGTGCTACACTGACTGATGCATATGACAAGACCCTTGCTGATTGGAATCTTTTTCTGTTTGATGGTTTCGGTTCTTTTGACCCTGAACTCATCTACAACAGGATTGAGTATCTTGCTACAGGACTTGATGCAAGAGTCATTTTTCTAGATCACCTGTCCATCTTGCTGTCCGGTTTGGACGGTGATGAGCGGCGTATGATCGACACAACCATGACAAAGCTGCGTTCACTTGTTGAGCGTACCGGCGTCGCAATGTTCCTCGTCTCCCACCTCAGGCGAACATCATCTGACACTAACCACGAGGAAGGAGCACGTGTTACACTTGGACAGCTGCGCGGAAGTGCGGCAATTGCGCAACTCTCTGACGGAGTTATTGCACTCGAACGCGACCAACAGACCACAACTGGAAACAGTAGTACAACAGTGCGAGTCCTTAAGAATCGCTATTCTGGCGAAGTTGGCGTCGCGTGTAATCTGAGCTACGATTTATCCACCTGTAAATTCAATGAAACTCAAGCAGAATCCGAGTTCGATCCAACAACGGATTTCTAAACCCAATCCCCCTACTCCTGAAGCAGTTGCAAAGGCACAGTTCATCGACAAGACTTACCAATGGAAGGGATCGTCAGCGAATAAACCTGCTAACGTACAACCTTCTAACTAACGGATTGATCTTTGTCACAAACTTATTTATTGTTGCTGGTGTAATACGACACTGGAATGACTACTACCCTGATTTTTGATTTAGAAACAAACGGGTTGCTACATGATCTCTCCTGTATTCACTGTTTGGCCATCCACAATATCGAAGCTGACCAAACCACTGTGTACAACGACACAGGTAATGCAGAACCTATTGTCCGTGGCATCTCCTTTCTTGAGGAAGCCGATTGCATAGTCGGTCACAATGTCATAGGCTTTGACATACAAGCTATTAAAAAACTGTATCCCTGGTTTGAGCCAGAGGGGACAGTCATAGATACGTTGCTACTGTCTCGCCTGTATCATGCTGACCTTCTTACAATTGATAAGAAGCGGAACTGGAAAGGTATGCCTGCTCAGCTCTACGGACGACACAGCTTGGAAGCCTACGGCTATCGCCTGGGTGAAGCCAAGGGTGAGTACGGCAAGGATGCTGACTGGTCTAACTGGTCACAAGAGATGCAAGACTACTGTGTACAGGACGTTGTAGTAACAAAGAAACTATGCAAACACTTCCACCCCTACCTGACTGGTGCTCGTTAGAGCATCGAGTCGCACAGATACTTACTCAACAAGAACTCCATGGATGGTACTTCAATGAGCGACAGGCGTACGAGCTTGAATCAACTCTGCGAAGCGAACTGGAATCTACTACAGACGCATTACGAGCAAGGCATCCTCTCATTGCAGGATCGGAATTTACTCCTAAGCGAAATAACAAAACTTCTGGTTACGTTGAGGGATGCCCCTTTACTCGACTCAAAGAGTTTAACCCGACAAGTAGAGACCACATCGCATGGGTAATGCAACAGCACTACGGCTGGGAACCTACACAGTTCACAGACAAAGGTAAGCCTGTCATTGATGAGGTAGTGCTAAAGGACATCGGTACGCCGATTGCCCTTCAGTTCTTCCGTTGTTTGGAGCTAACCAAATCACTAGGCATGTTGTCAGAAGGCGTCAATGCCTGGTTGAAGTTAGTAAGAAACAACCGTATTCATCATCACTGTTCAGTCGCAACTAACACGTTTCGTTGCGCTCATCGTAAACCAAACCTAGCCCAAGTTCCTAGCGATGCAGAATTCAGACAACTCTTTACGGCGACTCCAGGTCAAATCATGGTTGGCGCTGATCTTAGCGGCATCGAGCTTAGGATGCTCGCTCATTACCTTGCACGGTATGACGAAGGTCGCTACGCAAGTGTCCTCATTCACGGAGACATTCACCAAGAAAATGCCGACAAAATTGGCATCTCCCGTAAACAAGTTAAAACTGTAACGTATGCCTTTTTATACGGGGCTGGCGATGCCAAGCTGGGAAGAAGTTATGATCCACAACTCTCGGAGAAAGATGCGAAGAGAAAGGGCAAGGAGATACGCCAGGCTTACATGGATGCAGTACCAGGACTTGAGACGTTGGTTACTGCGGTTAAGTCCAAGGCGGAATCTGGTTACATCAACTTGTGTGACGGTCGCCGCTGCTCTGTTGATGGTAGCCACAAGGCTCTCAACTACCTCTTACAAGGATCTGCCGGAGTACTAGCTAAACGCTGGCTCCTGATCAACCACGAAAACACCCGCGAGCTATGCTGTTCTCAGCTAGCATTTGTCCATGACGAAATCCAATTCGAGTGTTCTCCCGAGCACGTCGAACCTTTACGAACATCCCTGGTACAGTCAGCTGAAGCTGCTGGACAATACTATGACTTGCGAATCCCCATTGCAGCCGAAGCTCAAGTCGGAAGTAACTGGTCAGAAGTCCATTAAAAAGTGTGCGCTGTGTAAGCGTTGGGATGATGTGTCCATTATGTACTACAACCAACGTAATGGTTTTTACCGTCATTACCGGTGCTCAAGTATAAATGGTAAAAATGCTAGTAAAATTAAAAAGTATTTAGATCCATCAGCACCTAAACGGTATTACCATCCTGAGATTGGCAAATGCATGAGATGCAAAGGTTTTGATTCTAAAAATGTTTTTGAACAAAACCGTAAACGCACACACACAAGTTGTGACAGAGTTATGTCACGCAACTCCACTAAAATGAAAGCACACAAAACTGACACCTGCGCCTTCACCGGTTTACCTTTCGGATCTAAATCTGAAATGAAACCAGTGGGTGACCACGACCACGATACACTTCTATATCGCGGACATATCTGGTCAGCAGCTAATCGTCTTGAAGGTGCTGCTAAGTTCATCATGGATGAAGCAGGTTGGACAGTTGACGAGCTGTGTAACGCACTCAAATCTTATCTAGCTAAACCAGGCATGGACATTGGTTTAGAACCTTATCCACAATTAGGCTTCTCTACCCCTGAGGAAGCACAACAACACTATGGCTGTTAAATCTAAAACAGGATTGGCACGAGTTAAATTTATATCTCGTGCTAAATACAAACACACCCGACAAGGCAACGGCAAACGCAGTCTTCCTTCGCACGGGCGTAAGCTCCGGCGGGGGCAAGGTAAATGAGTCTGCTGATTGATGCTGACTACATCGTTTACAAATGCTGCGCCGCTAACGAATCAGAGATTGACTGGGGAGATGATGTTATTGTCGTCTCATCACGATTCTCCGAAGCCTACGATATGGTCGAACGAGAACTATTCAAGATTTCAAATGATCTTGGATGTTTCGACGATTCTATTTTGTTTTTTACTGATAGCGTCAATTTTCGTAAGCGCATTGACCCAGCGTATAAAGGACATCGAAACCGCAAGAAACCATGCGGGTATCGACGGGTCATCAACAAACTCAAGGAAGAGTACAACGTTGTTGTAATGCCTGAGCTAGAAGCTGACGATGCTCTTGGCATCTACGCTACTAAAGAACAGGGACACATTATCTGCAGTCCCGACAAAGACATGCGACAGATACCCGGAGACTTGTATGATTTTTCTGATGGTGTCATCACAATCACCAAAGAAGAAGGTGACCGTTGGCACTACATTCAGACGCTGGCTGGTGACCAAACTGATGGATATAGCGGAGTTCCTGGATTCGGGATTAAACGAGCAGTCTCCTTCTTTGAAGAGAACGGATACAGCTGGTCATCCGTTGTCGAAGCGTTTAAGTCAAAAGAACTTGACGAGTCAGTTGCTCTCCAAAATGCAAGACTCGCCAAGATTCTACAGTGTACCGATTATGACTTCGACACCCAGTCCGTCAAGCTATGGACCCCCACCGCCGATCGTTGAACTTACGATTGAACAACAGTTCAAGATGCGTCAGATTGAGGATGCTCTTAAGAATGAGGAGAGTGCTAAGGAGGACATCATTACTATCTTCCTTGCTCTCCAAAAGCAAAATTTTGTCCTCTCCAACTCACTCACTAACCTCTTAAAAAATTGGCCAAAACCAACTCAACTGGACCCGACTACTATCGACGAGGTTCTATCCAAGTTTGGGATTTCATCCGAGACCAAGGACTGAGTTTCCACCTGGGTAACGCCATTAAATACATCTGCCGTGCTGGTTACAAAGATGACCGTATTGCAGATCTTCGCAAAGCAATCCACTACCTACAGAACGAACTAGAAAATGAAATCCTTGATGAATCAAGCAAAGGAGTTTCGCCTTGGCTATCAAGTGACGAACGATACTGGAGCAGCTTCACGGGCGATGCAGAAGCGTTTGATCGTTGAGGAGTTCAAAGAGTTCCTAGAGGCTGAACAGCAGCTGCTGTACGGCTACACACGTAACGCTGAAGATTGTTTGAAAGAACTTGCAGACCTTGTTTATGTCTGCTACCAATACGCTGCTAATCTGGATTGGAATCTGGATGAAGCAATGGACCGTGTACACCAAAGCAACATGAGTAAGCTTGGTGAAGACGGTAAACCCATCCGCCGTGAAGACGGCAAGGTTCTTAAGGGACCAAACTACAAACCCCCTACCCTCACTGATCTCGTTTAATAATGTCCGCCACTACCAAAGAACTCGTCGCTCGTACTGGGCGCGTACAGTCATGGATTGACGACCCCACCTCCCGCCTACCCGTTTCCTGCACTGTCTTTGTGGTGGAGGATTCTATGGAAGGACCAAATGGAATCGAAGCAAGCTGGAGATTCGTCTCTCATGCACTCCGATATGGAGCGGGAGTTGCAGTCCATCTATCAAAGCTCCGAGCCAAAGGAGCAGAAAATGAAAAAGGTCTTGTTGCTTCTGGACCTGTATCGTTCGCACGAATCTACTCAACCCTGAATGAAACACTCCGTAGAGGTGGTGTGTATAAGAATGG